CCGAAGATGATCTCAAGAAGATCTCCGGGGTGAACGCGGACCTCCTGGGGTATCCGTCCGAGAGGGCCGAAAGCGGCGTTGCTATGGACCTCCGGCGCAAGCATGGCCTGATGACGACCGAGCAGTTGTTCGACAATTTTGAATATTCGCAGCGGCTCCTGGGTCAGAAGCTCGTTGATTTTATCCGCAAGACTGACGTTATCAGCGACGAGGAAATGGAAGCGATCGCGGAGGAGCGCAATTTCAAGCCGGTTGATAAATCGACCGGGATGCCGGTAAACATACTCGACCTGGCAAAGAGCCGGAAGGTAGGCAAGTACGGTATCGTGATGAGTACGCGCGACAGTTCGCCGACGCAGCGGCTCTACAATTTCCAGACGATGATCGATGCTATGAAGAACGGCCTCCAGATACCGCAGGACCTCATCGTGAAATCGAGTGATTGGCCGTTCAAAGACGAATTACTTGAAAGACTTAAACAGGCGCAGGAAGCGCAGGCCGCGGGAGCGATTCCCGGCGCGCCGCAGCCGAATCCGTCTGCTGCTATCCCCGCATAAAGCGGGTTTCCCGGCCTCCCCAGGGTAAAGGGAGGGTGTACTTGCCTACTCTGGCAAGGTAAAAAATTAGGAGGGGTAACATGGCTGGTAAAAACGAGGTTGCAGATGAAGTCGTCGAGCAGGATGTTGAAGTCGATGAAACCGAAACAGAGAGCGCACCTGATAAAGAGGTTGAGAGCGCTGGTGATGAAACTGATACATCTGATGAAGGCGATGGAGCTGTTGCTGAACAGCCCAGTAAAAAGGGTAGTGTTGATACAAAGGGGATCTTGCGAGATCTCCAGGAAGAACGTGAACGCAGGAGGAAGGCCGAAGAAGCCGCGGAACGCACCGCGCGCGAAGTCGCGGAACTGAAAGAACAGTTCAATGCGAAGATCGCGAGCGAGAACGTAAAAGTCGAGGAGGACATTAAGCTCGCCGACGATGATCTGACGACGTTTGGATCGATCAAGAAGTACACGGAAAAGATGATCCGTGAGAAGCTCGAACCTATGGCGAAGAAGATCGCGATGTACGAGCAAAAGATGTTTCAGGACAATCTTCTCAATTCCGAGGCGGCAGCTCGCAGGGAGTTTTCTGCCGATAAGGTCGGCGCTGATCTCGCATACGACAAGGTGTTCGAGGAAGGCACGAAAGAAATGGTGAAGATCAATCCGGGGTATGTCGAGGTCATACGGCAATCGAAGAACCCGGCTGAAACTGCGTATGAGATCGGCCTGTTGCATCCGAAGTTCAAGAACATGATCCGAAAATCTCAAAGTGAACAAGTTATCGACAAAATCAACGCTCCGAAAGCGGTAACGGGTAGAACGGGGGCGGGGAAGTCAGGCGGCATTAACGCAAAGACGGCCTCGATCCAGGATTTTATCAAGATGTCCGATGAGGAGCTGGACAAGCTGGCAAGGGAATCATAATACGATAACCCTTGCCGATAGCAAGGGAGAAAAAATCATGGGCGCAAGTACAACTTTCGCATCTGGTGATGCACTCACCAAAAAGGTATGGTCCGCAAAACTTTTCAAAGAAGTGATGCGGGAAATGTTTTTCACGAAGTTCATGGGCGAGAGCGCGGACAGCGTTATCCAGGTAAAGACGGACCTCAAGAAGGAAAAGGGCGATCGGATCACGGTCGGCCTCCGCATGAGGTTGACGGAATCTGGGCAGACGAGTTCGACGACCGGCATCACGCTGGAAGGGAACGAAGAAGCGCTGACGTTCTACAGCCAGAACGTGTCGATCTCTGAATACGGTCATGCGGTACGCACCGGCTCGAAGCTGGATATGCAGCGGCCGGCGTTCGATCTGCGGACCGAGATGAAAGACGCTCTGAAAGAATGGGTCGAGGAGAAACTGGAGAAGCTGATCCTGACGGCGATGATTACCTCGCCGACGAGCGAGCATTACCTGGACAAGACATCGAACACGCTGACGGCAGAACATATCAGCGCGGTGAAACGTCAGGCGCAGCTTGCGTCGCCGAAGGTCCGTCCGGTGAAGATCGATGGCAAGGAATACTATGCCATGATCTGCCATCCGTACGCGACGAAGTATCTCAAGTACGACGATGATTGGAGAAACGCGCAGCAGTACGCCAACATCCGCGGCAAGGACAATCCCCTGTTCACGGGTGCGATCGGCGTATATGACGGCGTGGTGATCCATGAGTACGATCGGAGCGATCTGCTCCTGACCGGTACGGTCGTCCGTTCGGTCCTCTGTGGCGCGCAGGCCGGTTTGGTTGCGTGGGCGCAGACCCCGAGCTGGTACGAGAAGCTGTTCGACTATGAACGTATCCCTGGCGTTGCCTCGGATATGCTCGTAGGCGTCGCGAAGTCCGTGTTTAACAGCAAAGATTTTGGCTGTTTTACTCTGGATAACGATTACGCTGCTGATTAATAACCGATAACACGGAGGGACACGATGCCTAAAACTCGCAGACCTCGGTAAATAGGATATGGGGGCGCCCGGAATTAGCCGGGCGTCCCTGATCTTGTGTATGGCAGGAATATATCTTATCGGGGGAGGAGCAAGTCTGCGGGGGTTCGATTTCGGTCGCCTGGCCGGAAAGAAGGTGCTGACCATAAACAGCGCGTTCAAGTATGTCCGGCCGGATATTATGAACTGGAACGATCCAGACGTGTACGGGAAGAACAAAGCAGCGATCGACGCGATCAAGTGCGATAAGTATGTGAGGCGCGAGGTTGCGATCGAAGGAGCAAAAACGTACCAGATCACTCACGAATTTCACGGGAAAGACGGAATGACCAAAGGCATATACGGGGGAGGGAAGGCGAACGAGTTTTGCAGCGGCATTACCGCTCTATCGCTCGCGATCGCCCTGAACTTCTCACCGATATACCTTTTAGGATATGACGGCGGGCCGATAGGTGGTGAACTCCATTTTCACGGGGAGAGCAGGAATAAAGACGTATTCTCGGGGAGCGTCGATTTTTATGACGTGTTCGCGGGATACGACATTATCAACCTCTCGCCGGCCAGCAAGATCAAGACATTCCAGAAACGTGAACTTTGTGAGGTGTGTGCGTGATCTCGATAGTGATGCCGACGTACAACCAGGGGCGCTTCATCGCGCAAGCGGTGAAAAGCATCCTGGACCAGACGTACGGCAATTTTGAGCTGGTCATCGTAGATGACGGATCGACGGATAATACTCCAGAGATCATAAGCTCTTTGACAGATAGCAGAATCAAGAAGATCCAAAAGACGAACGGAGGGACCGGCTCGGCTCTCAATGCCGGTTTCTCCGTTACGTCTGGCCAGTACGAAACCTGGTTTGCGTCGGACAATCTCCTGTATCCGAAAGCGTTTGAGCGCTTGCGCTGGTATCTGGACGCGAACCCGTCAGTCGATTATGTGTACGCAAACTGCGAAATCGGCGTAATGAAAGAGGACGGACTGACCGAAGAATTTAGGAAGAATTTGCGCCAGGAAGTCGATCAGCGCTGGGACAGGGAAAAGCTGTACCGGCATTACTTCCTGGGGATTGTGTGGATGTGGCGCAAGCCGCTGCGGATAAAGGCCGGACCGTTCCAGAAAGAACCTTGCGAGGATTACGATGCTGTCCTGCGTATGGCAGACTGCGGCGGGCATTTCGCGTTTATGGACGAAAACCTCGGATGGTTCCGCCGGCACCGGGCAAACATGACGAACGAGATCATTAAGCGGCAGATCGCGCACGGCGATCCGCATTACTATTCAAAATTGGTACAAAACAAGTCGAAGGTTCGGCGGGGGATCCCTGTATGAAGATCGTGTATGCGGCTGGGGTGTTCGACATCCTGCATGGCGGTCATGTGCGATACCTGGAAGCGGCACGGAAGCTCGGCGATTTCTTGATCGTCGGCCTCCTGACCGATGACGGAGCCGCGGCGTACAAGGACCGGCCGGCGATGACCTATGACGAGCGAAAAGAAGTCGTCAAGGCGCTCCGATGCGTGGATATGGTGGTCCTCCAGGACAACACGGATCCGACCGCGACGCTTGAACGGCTCGAAGATCTGGACATCATGATCGATATTCTGGTCCGGGGAACAGATTACAAGAAGGTTCCGCCGGGGACAAGGTTCGTGAAGTCGCGCGGAGGCAAGGTTGTCCGGCTTCCGTACAGTAAAAGCATCAGCTCGACAGAGATCAAGGAAAGAATCCAGCATCCTGTCGGCTGGCATCTGCAATATATATGAACCGAGAAAAAGCGAGAGAAGTCCTGTTTGCCGTGGCCGATGCGCTCGATCGGCGCGGCATTACGTTCTTTATAGACTACGGGACGCTCCTGGGAGCCATTAGGGAGCGCGATTTCATAGAACATGACAACGACATCGACCTGGGGATATTTGATGATTTATGCGCCAATTACGGCGTTTTGTTCGATATTGCCAGGGAGCTGTGGGCAAAGGGCATAAAGCTCAATGCGATATGGGATGGGAGCGCGATCAGTTTTATGGCTGACGGCGTATCGGTGGATCTGAACCGGTATGTCAAAATCGGCGATCAATATGTCATCAGCTTGTACGGAAAGAAAAGTTATTACCCGGAGAAATTCCTGGACGAATTGGATGAGATAGAGTTTTGCGGCCGGATGTTCAAGTGTCCGAAGTATGCTCACGAACTGATGACGCTCGGATACGACGACACCTGGCAGACGCCGGTAAAAGACGCGAAGCCGAACAGACTATTCAAGAAGGACCGGCACGTTGCGATGATAGAGGCAGATTTTATGATCCCTATATTCTCAAACAAGTGGAAGCTGTCCGTCCCGAAAACGGCGTTTTTCTATTGGGGCGAATCGGTGATGCCGTATCTTCGGTACAAGTCGATCGAAACTTTCCGCCGGCACAACAAGGATTGGACAGTAAAGCTGTATGTCCCGGCAAAACCGCATAGCGGGATGACCTGGAGTACGCATGAGCAGAAGGTCCCGATCTACGCGGTCGATTACAGCCGGGAGCTGAAACACCTGGACGTGGAGATCATCAAGTTCGATTTTGAGAATATCGGCGTGAGGAACGACATCCCGGAAGTATATAAAAGCGATTTCCTGCGGCTGTTCCTGCTCGGCGCGGAAGGCGGCCTCTGGTCCGACATGGACATCCTCTATTTCAAACCGGTTGAAGATATGGCGGTGAACTGCGAGGAGAACGCTAAAGCGGAAGCGTTCGTGTCGATATGCGATTACGGACATTCTATCGGGTTCATGCTCTCGACGCTGGGAAGCGGGTATTTCAGCAAGCTCTTTGACGAGGCGAAAAACCGGTTCAGCCAGGACAATTACCAGAGCATCGGAGCGTGTCTGTATAACAAGTTGTTCCCGACGGTGGAGAGTATCCGGGGCGCCGGGGTTGAGGCCGTTAATATCCCGATGGATACCGTGTATGCGTACCATGCCGGGATCATTAAAGATATCTATGAAACAGGCGATATGAGCAGATACACGCCGGGATCGATCGGACTGCATTGGTACGCGGGACACCCGCTCGCGGGAGCCGCAGTCAACAAGGTCGTTGACGGGATGAAAGGCGATAACGTGCTTATGAAAACGCTGGAGCTGGCCGGTTGAACAACCCAAAACATCTTATGGTTACGACGAACACGCTCTGTAATTACCAGTGCGCGTTCTGTAATAACCCGAAGATCGAGAAGAAAGGGGCCGTTACCGTCGAAAAGCTCTTGGAGCTGGTCGATCTTATCGAAGCGGTAGAGGTGATCGACATTACCGGATACGGCGAGATCATGCTGCACCCGAAGTTCCGCGAGATCGGCAATCTCCTGACATCGAAAGGCAAGCCGTTCACGCTCTCAACGAACGGGTCCCAGCTCTCCGACGACATGATCGATTACCTTGACGGGACAACCTTATCGCTCATCAACATATCAGTCAATTCCCTTGATATGGGGACGTACAAGCGCATCACGGGCGCGGACATCGGCCCTATACTGGACAATCTCGCATCGCTGTTCAGCAAGAAAAGGCATTACAAGATAACGATTTCAGCGGTGATGACCGCATACGCGATCGATGAACTGCTCGATTTCATACAGTTCGCGGCCGATAACAAGGTCTATAAGCTCCGGCTGCTGCCGATGACATCGAGTATCACGGACTATCCGGCAGATATTGTCCTCCAGGACACGCCGGAAAACAGGATGAAGCTCAAGGACGCGGAAGATTATGCAAGGTTCCTGGGCGTCGATCTGCAATCGTTCTCGTTCGTGCCGACATCAGCCGTGAATGACCGGAAGCAGAAGTGTTCGGCGCCGACGCACCAGATCATCATAAATGCGAACGGGGCAATCACGCCGTGCTGTTGGCTCTGCCACGTTATTATGGGGAATATCAACGAGCAGAATTGGCGCGATATATGGGAGTGCGAGAAGTACGACGATCTGCGCCGGTCGGTACACGCCGGGGATCTCAAATACTGCAAAGACTGCCGGGAGTTCGGATGATAAAGGATTTCTGGGAAGAAAAGCATCGTGAGGAAAGCAAGCTGTCGCTATCCGGGCATCCGGGGCCGACGGTGCTCTCTGCTCTGAACGTGGTCCTCACGGGCAAGATGAAAGTCCTGGAGATCGGTGTCGGCCTGGGGTATTGCACCAGGTATATCGCGAACATGGGTATCGAGATCCATTGTGTCGACATCGCGCAGGCGGCGCTCAACAGGGTAAAAGACATAGCGAAAACGTACCTGGCCGAAAACATCGGCAATCTACCGGAAAACTATTTTGATCGGGCGCTGTCGTTATGCGTAACCCAGCACATAGACGATGCAGAACTTAAAAAACAGCTCGGTGCGGTTATTAAGTCGCTTCGTGAAGATGGCATATTCGCGATGCAGTTCTCTTTCCCGTTTTACGGGGCGCGTAAGGAACAGAGCGAGGCGGCGATGCAAAACGGCGAGTGCGCCAGGCCGATCGAAACGATGTACGAAATGATCGAGGCGGCAGGCGGTAAGGTAAAAGCAGCGACAATAATGGGCGTTTATCCGCTGTTCAAAAGCGGCTGGTGCCTGGTCCATATAGGAAAAAAGTGAATAACAGGATCTTCTCATATACAGCGGCGAACGTGCTTCCGATCAAGATATTCAAGAATATCGAAGTCGTGTACGGACTGAACCGGGGCCAGATCCGGCCCTATCACGTTCAGCTCATACCGACGAACCGGTGTAATTTGAATTGTACGTTTTGCTCCTGCAAGAACAGGAACAAGACGGATGAACTGTCGATCGAGAGTATAACGGCGCTGCTCCAGGAATTATATGCGTTCGGCTGCCGGGCGATGACGATTACCGGCGGCGGTGAACCGCTCCTGCATCCGTACATCAACGAATTGATCGATATGTGCGCGGTCCTCGGGATCAAGACGGGCCTGGTAACGAACGGCGTCGCCCTTGCCAAGCTCCACAAGAAGGCCGCGCACCGTCTGACCTGGTGCAGAATATCGTGTTCAGACGAACTGAAATTCACGTCGTTGAGGGAACTGACGATCGGCGACGCGGTGAACGGATCGCCGGCAGTCGATTGGGCGTTCTCCTATGTGGTGGGCGAGAAGTTCGACCCGGAGAATATCGCCAAATATGTCGAGTTCGCGAACAAAAAGAAGTTCTCTCATGTGCGCGTGGTATCAGACCTGATCGACCTTGAAAACTGTCCCGAAATGGAGCAGATAAAGAAGGAAGTATCCGCGCTGGTTGATGATTCCCTGGTGATCTATCAGGGGAGGAAGAACTACCAGGCAGGACACAAAAATTGCTACATATCGCTGTTGAAGCCGGTGATCGGCGCGGACGGGTACATATATCCGTGTTGCGGGGCGCAGTACGCGCATCAGGAACAATCCCTGGACCTCTCGCACGATATGAGGATGGGGCATATCGGGGATCTGCGGCACATATATTTCGACCAGAAGATATTCAACGGGTCAAAATGTTTCCGGTGCTATTACCGGCTCTATAACGATATGCTCGGAAACATGATCGACAAGACGAAACACGTCGAGTTTGTATGAGCAAATACCTGGTGGCGGCGTATGCGACACACGGGCCTTATGAGAAAGAATCTGAACGGCTCCTGGCGTCCTTGCGAAAGATTAAAGACCTTCATTACCAGTTGGATTATGTGGCGTCGGTCGGCACATGGGTCAGGAACACGAATATCAAGCCGCGATTTATCCGATGCGCGATTAAGCAGAACGCGGCTCCGGTTCTTTATGTCGATGCTGACGCTGAAGTGATGCGCGATCCGACGGAATATGTAGAAGGACTGATACAGCGCTGCGACGTGGCGGCCTGTCACCGGGGAAAAGAGCTGTTAAGCGGGACACTGTTCTTTAATTATACGCCGGCTGCCCTGGAGATCCTAGACGATTGGGTATGGGAATCGAACACGAAACCGGAAGTGTGGGATCAAAAGAATCTGCAAGCTGTCATCGAACGGAAAAAGGATATCAAGTTTGAAGAAATGCCGACTGCGTACTGCTACATCAACGACGGCCGGTTAATGGCTCCGGTACAGGATCCGGTGATCTTGCACCATCAAGCCAGCAGGAGACTGAAAAATGTCAATTCTTAAAGCAAACATACTGACCGAGGTGAACCGCAGATGCAACCGGAACCTCTCGAACGTCAATTACGAGATCCGCGCGGTCCTGATCGATTACTCGCTGGTGAGCGAAACGGTATGCACCGAGGCGACGACGAACGTGGTTGCCGGGACGGCATCGTATGACCTCCTGACGTTCCCTGAACCGTTCCGCACGGCAGACGCGGTAAAGATCGACGATAACGATCCCCTGGTCAGGATCAGGACGATGGCTGAATATCAGGCGTTGATCGCCGATGAAACGTCCGCTGACCGCGACGAGCCTGAAGCATATCTGATTTACAACAACATGATTTATCTGCACCCGACGCCGGATACAACGTACACCATGACGATCTATGCGTCATCGATCCAGATGGACGAAGACAGCATCCTGCTTCCCGACCACATGGAAGAAATGCTGATCGAAGGTGTCTGCTACAAGGTCTATGAGGGGTTGGGGCAGGGGAAAGCGGCGCACGCGATACCGCACCTTGAAAACTATGTGAACTACCGGCAGAAGTTTATCGGCCTGGAAAACAGGAAAGCAAGCACCGGATCGGCTGCGTACAACGACATTTAAGGAGGACTTATGGCATGGACGTATAACTGGAACAGGAACTCGCCGCCGGATACCGGTGAAAGCGCGTCGCTCGGAGCGACACGGATCAGGCAGTTCAAGGAGGCACTATTTGAACGATTGACCGGATGGGTTAATTCGTTTGCCGCAGATGATTCGGAAACGGATTACGGCTTGAAACACGCGCCGTTTGCCGTCCAGGGCAGCGCTCCGGCTGCGGTAGCGAACAAGATCCTGCTCTACGGCAAGGACGTATCCGCGAAATGCGAGCTGTTTGCCAGGGATGAGGATGGCGATGAGATACAGCTAACAAGCGGCGGGGCGATCAATGTCCCGGCATCGTTCACGGTCGGAATGATTATTCTCTGGTCCGGGTCAATCGCTTCGATACCGACCGGGTGGGCGCTTTGTAACGGCTCAAGCGGGACGCCGGATCTCCGGGACAAGTTTGTTATCGGAGCGGGGAATACCTACGCGGTAGCCGCAACGGGTGGAGCGGCGACGGCGCAGCTCACCACGAATGAACTGCCGGCACATACGCATACCTTTACAGACAACGGCTATCCGAACGCATACTCAAGCGCTGGTGGCGGCGGAGGACTGTCAGGGGTCAACACGATAACAGGCACAACGTCAAGCGCAGGAAGTGGCGCGGCGTTCAGTATACTGCCGCCGTACTACGCGCTTGCGTATATCATGTACACCTCATAAGAGGGGGAAACAATGGCGACACGAAATTATCAGGTTGTCGATGATGCAGGAGATATCGTCGTTGCGGCAGATGGTTCGGTCGTTATCGTTGAGGAAACATGGTCCTGGACGAAGGCTGCGCGCGCGGCCGGATCATGGACGAAAAGGGCATTGGCATCGGTCGTATTCACGAAGGCATCGCGTCCTTCAACGACATGGACAAAAGACGAGATAACAGATTAAAAAGGAGGGTTTCAGATGAAAAGGTTCAGAAAGATATTGAGCATGACGGTTGCCGGGTTGTTCCTGGCGTCAAGCGTATTCGGAGCAACGAAGCTGCACAAGGATCTCACGGGATCTGATCTGCACGGGACTGATTTCAGCAAGACGATCTCGGGGACGCTTCCCGTTGCGAATGGCGGAACAAACGCAACGAGTTACGCGCAATCGAATGGCTTACTCTACTATGACGGGACGAGATTGGTCGCCGACACCGCCGCATTGACCTCCGGCAGGATTCCGTATGCGACGACGAATGGACGGCTGACTGATAGCGCAAATCTTACATACAATGGAAATACGCTGACAATCCGAGATGAGCATGGGTATGTCGTTTCTGTTGGTGGTGAATTTACCGCCCAACCCTACGAACTCGCCGGGACGATACTCGGCGAACTGACCGCCGCGAAACTCATCTTCTCGTGGGATTCATGTCCTAACGCTGAAACAGACCTATCAAACAACAGCAACGCAGGGACGTATAACGGCACGATGCTTGCCGCAGATAGGTTGCTTCTCGGCAGGGCGTGGACGTTGGACTTTGACGGGACGGATGATTATGTGAGCGTGGCTGATAGTGATACGTTATCGTTCACGAATGGTTCGGCTGATTCTGCGTTTTCGATAGGTGGATGGATTGAGGTAACAGATACAGCAGCAGGGAGGTCTATTCTCGCAAAATGGGATGCAGCAGAAAAACGGGAGTATGCTCTTACACTTGGACCTGATGAGAAATTAGTACTTAATCAGTACGACGAAACAAACAATAAGATGTGCGGTATAGTTACCAAATCCGCTCTATCAGCTGGATGGCATTTTATTGTTGCAACGCAAAGCGGTACTGGAGGAGCAACAGCTATGAATACGGCAATAATTTATGTGGATGGATTAGCTGTGGCAAGTACAGCCTCAAATGATGCAGGATATGTTTGCATGCAGAATCAAACGACTCTCCTGACCATAGGTGCACACAAGGATGTCTACGGATACGGTTATTTTTTCCCTTCGGATATGGGGCAAGTATTTATAACTGGCGAAGCGTTGAGCGCTGCCGCTGTATGGAAGATGTATCTCAAAACCCGTGGCTACTACAAGAAATAGGGTGATAAATGCCTAACTTTTCAGCGGTAAAACTCGATCAAGGTGTTTGGGATGACGCGCTTGGTAATGTCCAGACGCAATTAAGTGGTACAGCACAATGGACGTTGGAAGCGTTTAGGGATACGTCAATTATTCTGCCGTTCCTTATCTACGATCAGGCAGACTTCTTTCAAGGGGTGATACAGTTCCCTCCCCGACGACAGACAGCGTGTCCCCGATAATGATAATGAAGTTTATCAACAAGACAGGGGCTGGCGGGACGACGTACACGACATCGAAAGATCACGGGACAGCGAAAGCAAATTTCGGCGTCCTGTATCTCGACTGTCATTTCCAGGCCGACAGCCTGGGATCTGAACTGGAACACACGAAGTTTTAATAAGGAGGATCTATGCCTATTTTGATGTTCCTATACGCTTTGACGCTCGGAACGATCACGCCTTTGACGGACGAAGAACAGCTCACGAAGGCGCAGAATGAAAGATGCTATCTGTTCGAGCAGGAAATGAACGGAAAGGGCATGGGCGAAACCTGGAAGCACAGCCAGTCGCAGACGCAGAGTGCGGATAGGGAGATCCAGAAGTAAAAGATGGGTTTCTGGCGCAATCTAAAGCTATTTTTCCTGGGGCCGGAGAAGTGCAGGACGATCTATGAGCTGCGCGCCTGGGCCGCCGGGGATCCGTACAAGCTGAAAGATTACGCCAAGAAGTTCTTTCTGTATAAGGCAGACGAAACATTAAAGGAGGATTGGCTGCCGGCGGAGGAAGCGTTTAACCGGCTCCAGAAAGACGGGGACGATTGTGAGGCGTATGCGGCCGTGGATCACTTCTGCCTGGATGGTTATAAGCGCAGCCATATCGTTTATGTATCGAACGGGACAGAGGCCCACGCGATATGCGTCTATGAGAACGCCGGGAGGTGGCATTACCTCGATAACCACCATCATCCCGACTTTGATTTTAGGACAATCGCCGATTGCTGCCGGGATGTGTATAGCAACGTGAAGATCGCCTATTATTGCCGGTGGAACGGAACGAGATATGTCAAAGGGGAGAGCATAGAGCTATGAGCGAACACGATTGCATACAGGAGAAGCGTATTACCACTCATGGTCTGGAGATCGATTCGATCCGCGATCGGTTCCTCGACCACCTTTCTGGTGGAAAGACCTGGCGGATCACGATAACGTCAACGCTCATAGGGACAATCGCTATCCTGGCCGTTCAGCTTATCTGCGCGGTATTCTTTTTTGGGAAAATGACGCAGATGGTTGAGGTACACGACAGGATGATATTCAGAACAGATTTTAAGGTACAGAAATGATCTCTCTGAAAGAGATATCCGAGGTCGTAAACAAGAAGCTCGCCGAATGGGAGCGAGCCGTAGAAAACGAAGAAATGCCCCTGAAAGATGATTCTTTCGGGGATTACATAGCACCGCATATCCGGTTAATGATCCGGACAAACAAGGGAGGGTAATATGGATGCAGCGGGGATCGTTGAGTTCATCAAAGCGAACTGGATGGATATTGTGTTCGCGTACACGTCGCTCGTTACCATCGCGTCGATCATCGTGAAGTTCACCAAGACGCCGAAAGATAACGAGATCCTGGAGAAGATCACCGGGTTTATCAGCAAGTGGATCGCGCTGAACAAGGTCGATAAATTGGGAAAATGACTTTGAGGGCGCGGATGCTGTTGTTCGCGCTCTCGCATGAATGGTCGCGGAACCTGATATACCGGGCCGCGCAGAAACGGATACGGAGATACATTGACGACCTGGGACGCGATTAAACAGCTCTTGAAGCATATCTTCGTGTTCCCGGTAAAAGAGGTCGCCGGATGGCGTATCTGGATAATCTTTCGCAAGAAGATAGGACCGCAGGAACATGATTGAGATATTCAGCAGACTGAAAGCATGGTTCGCGTCATTGGAGATAGGGAAGATCGCCTTCTCCATGTTCAACCGGACATACAAAAACGAGCTGTATATCGTCTGCGGATCAATCGAATCGCTCTATCAGTACAAGCACGGGAGAGCGGTTATCAAGCGGCTGAAAGGTATCGTCGGGAAGGAAATGGCGCGCAAGAAGCTCGATGCGCGGTTCGATAGGTTCCTGGTTCGTAAAGGATTGATGAAAACAAAAGGGGGAAAAAATGGGGTACAGGGTAAAACAGCTATATAGGAAAAGCACGCCGGTCCTGCATCGGAGCGCTATAACGAGCAACGATGCCGCCGCGCCGCTTACTAACGCTGCCGGTGTCGATTGCGAAGGGATGAAATACGCCTTGATCGATGTGGTATTTGCTGGAACGACGACATCATGGGACGTAACGCCGCTTTTCTGGAATCCGATCGCCGGGAAGTATGTTGCCGGCGCGACGACGAGCATCACCGCGAGCGGACAGTACAAGGTGGAAGTCAACGGGACGCCCGGCCTATATATGATGGTCGCAAATAGCGCGGGTGCGTCGCCGAACATCACGATTTACGTTACGCCAATCAACGACTAATCGGAGGTTTCAAATGGAACTGATCCGAATGTGGCCTATATGGATGAGCCAATCGTACCTGGATCCTATTACTATGCGCCAGGTCCCGGGCGGTTATCTCGTCATCACTATTGCCGGCGAGCCGGTTGTTACGGTTGACGGTAAAGACGTAAAGGCGAACGAATGAAACAATACCAGATAATGTCTCCGACGCTCGGGTTGAACGACCAGATCCCCGGCATATTCTTGAACGAGGCATACTCGCAGAATATGGACATCATCTTCCAATACGGGGAAGTGTGGCGCGCAAAGAAGCGCGCGGTCGAGTTCTCGTATGTGTTCGAGGATGCTATTCAGTCCATCGAATATTATTACAAGGACACGACAAGCGAATGGTGGAGTATCTATTTCACCGCGCGGGATATTGCGTACCGCGATGTAAACAATGACCGGTTCGTGTTCATCAATAAGGTGGTAACGACCGGAACGATCGTCGGAGCAACACCGGCGTCCGGGACTACCTTCATCCTTGAGTTCTCCGGCGTGAACATTGTATCTGCCGGTGTCGCTGCGGACGATTTTATCTGCATCACGAACGGGACGCCTCCGTACACGACCGATGACACCTGGTATGAGGTCGAGGAGGTCATCGACGCGACACATCTGCGCTGTAACGGAGCGCTACCTTCCGGGTATGTCATAGGATCGCTTGGAAACGATTATGTCATCCGCCTCACGTTCAATCACGGTGCATCGAAACAATGGTCGATCACCACGCACGAGGAGGTCCTGATCGCCACGAACGAGGGGATCGACAATATCATTGAGTGGAGCGGGACCGGCCAGGTAACAGACATGAGCTGTCCGTACAAGGCCGAGCGCGTGTATGCGTATAACGGCTATCTCCTTTTGATCCGCACAATAGAAACCGGGACGCTCTATCCGTTCCGCATCAGGTGGTCCGGCCTCCGGGACCGTACCGCATGGACAGGATCGCCGACCGATGACAGCGGATATATGGAGTGCGATGAGGGATCGGGGACAGTAACCGACTGCTCGAAAGTAAAAGGATACCTGATTATCGTTAAGAGTAATGCCCTGATAAAAGGGTGGCTGACCGGGGACGATAACATATTCGAGAAAAAGCTGGTGATCGATGGCAACGGTTCCCCGGCTGCCAGGTCCATAATGGAAATGGACAACGAGATATATTTCTGGGATTCGATGAACACGTTTTCCCGGTTCGATGGGATCAACGTCTATAACGTCGGGAAGAACATCGACCAGGTATGCAAGAACTTGAACCCGAATTATGTCCACCTGATCGAAACAACGTACATCGAGGAATACAATCAAATACTATGGGCGATACCATATTCGACGAGCGAAACCTTGAATCGGATCATGGCGCTCGATCTCGACATGGAAAACCCGACCTGGACCATGCTCGACATGGAGGTAACGTGCCTCGGATACTATGAATCGGAGGAAACGCTGGATTGGGCGTCGCTCCCATACTCGAACTGGAACGATTGGGATTGGCCGGATTGGAAGCACCGGGCAGGATTGAGCGCGTTCCCGATCGATTTATGTGGTCAGAGTGATGGAAGCGTCGGCCGCCTAAACTTCGCGAATACCGATTATGGTGCTGATTATGAGGCATATATCGTCCTGACGACAGATCTTGGCCGCAAGAGGGCATTACCGCTCAAAAAACGGTTATTAAAAGCGCAGTTCTACTTCAAAAGACAGGCCGCGGGGACGATCGATATATCTGTCCGTCGGGACAATGAGCAGAACTACACGCTCGCCGGGACCCTGGATATGACCGGTTCCGAGGACATTATCATCCGCGAGCTGCCAGTGGATAACACGCTGGCAAAAGATTTTGATTACCTGGCAAAGACGTTCGAGATAAAGGTTCACGGGGAATATTATTTTGCGTTCCTCGGTGTGGTATTTTTCTTTGATGAAGTCGGAGATCGTTGAGCATGAAAACTCACAGGGACACGACATTTCCTGATCCGGAAGAAATTGACAATATCGACACCTTGCGGGATTTCGCAAAGAAGCTCATACAGATACTCGAAGAATATCACATTGATATTTACGAGGACATTAAGGCGCTCCAGCGCAATATAGACATAACGCTTTCTGATGGGGTGGATATAGCGGTCGGGACAACGACCGGGACCAAGATCGGGACCGCGACGACGCAGCTCTTGGGGTTCTTTAACAAGACGCCGGTTGACCAGCCGGCCGCCGTGGCTGACGCGACAGGCGCCGGGGACGTTGTGGCGCAGCTCAACGCATTGATCGCCCGCATGAGGGAATTGGGGTTAATAGCGACATGAAGATCGTCCTGGTAAAAGACTATGAGCTGTTATGGAAGATCAGCCGGATGGTTGATACCGGGAAGATCGAAAGCGTCAATTACACGGCCGACGAGTTCTTTCGGTACCTGATCGACCGGCAGGACGCGAACAAGATCCAGGTGATCGTCGCGCTGGAAGGCAAGGAGATCCTGGGGTTCGGGGTGTATTCGATACACCATAACATCATATCGGGGAAAGATACGGCCTTTATCGATGTGGTGTATATCGATCCGACCGCTCCGAAAGATTGCGGACCGCAGATGTTGGAACGGGTCGAGGAGTTCGCGCGGCAGCACAAGCTCGATGAGATCGGATGTTACAGCAAGAAACGCGAACGCGGGATGTGGGCGAAATACGGGTTCGTCATAGATTACACGGTATATAAAAAGAAATTAGGAGGAAACGATGGGATCATCCAATGATGAACAGAAAGAAATAGTGCCGGTACAAGTCGGTCCGACGCCGGAACAACAGGCCGCAAGTTCGCGCGCGATGCAAGTGGCAAACAAGCCGTTTGAGCCGTTCGAGGGGCAGCGGTTCGCGCAGTATCCGTACAAGGAACGGCTCGCGTCGTCCCTGGAATCGTACATGAACCGAGGAACAAGCCCGCTCTTGGACCTCGCCAGCGGCGAGTATAGCAAGACGCTCTCCGGGCAGTATGATCCGTTTGAAAGCCCGTATTATCAAGCAACAAAGCAGGGCGCTTTGCGTAACGAGCAAGAAGCAATCAATCGATTCAAGAGGGCGCAGAATATTCGTGGTATGTTCAATTCAGCTGGGACCGATCAGGGTACAGCGAACATCGTAACGAACACGACCAATCAGCTCAATACTTTGGCTGGGAAACTTGCGGAAGCGGAGAGGGCGAGAAGGCTTGGAGCAGCCGGTCCTGCGGCTTCTCTGGCAGATCTCATATCGAAACAGCCGCTCGACACGGCATCAGCTATCTCAAGCATATCGCCGATCTTGAAGTCTATCGAACAGGAACCGATGGATTTTGCGTACCAGGAACTTTTGAGGAAACAGGCGCAGGAGCAACAGCAAGGCGCGCTCGCTGCTTCGCTGATCGGCGCGATGTCCCCGACGTATAGGTATCCAGTTTACAGTACGCCTCCGAATAATGGCGGCCTCCTGGGTCTGATGGGTGGCGGTCTTGGTTCTGTTGCCGGCGGGTATGCGTCAGGTTGGAATCCGATGGGAATGATGGCCGGGTACGGCATCGGGTCAGGTTTAGGTCAAGGCGTGGGATCGTTCTTTTAACACAAGGAGATTAAAATGGCACAGTTTATCATGCCTCCTACCGGAGGCGGTTTAACGATGGATCCGTACGCGGCGGCCAGGGCGCGGAATGATGCACTAATGGGTACGACGCAGAACATAGGAACATCTTTGGGAACGCTTTTACAGGCAGTTGAGAAACAGAGGGCAGACAGTTACAATAAACGCTTTCTCGATTCTGTTCTTGGAGGCGGTGACGTTAAAACTGCCCTTGCTGCCGCACAGGGAGAAGCGCCGAAAACCGGATTAATGGGGATCATGAATGCATTTAATCCGAATATCGCTCCTTCTACGGTTCCTGATATGCAGAAAACGGCAGGGGAGTTGATGCTTAAGGCGAGCATGAAAACGCCGAAGGAGGCATTAGAACTTGAAAAGTTAAAGGCTGAGATCGCAAAGCTGAACGCAGAGGCAACTAAAAAACAGGCAGAAGAAAATATCATGTCTGGAAAGGCAACAGATAGGCAGACTGCTGATTTCTATAGATCACAAGGAAAGCAAACTCCGAAAGACAAGTTTAAAGAGTTTGTTTCTAAAGAGAAGTACAAACAAGGAATTACTAAGCCAAAAGAAGATAAACCGGATTTTACTGTAAAGGATGCACTTTCAATCGTGAGTGATGTGGATAAAAGAAACTATATGCAAAAAACAGATCCTGAGCTTTTGAAATATCTTGTGAGAGTTGTTAATGATGCAAGAGTTAAAAATTCAAGACCTAAAATCGGCCAAACTATTGCTACAAATAATGGACGCTTCAAGGTCATAGGATATTATGAGGATGGAGAACCAAATGTTGTTCCTGTTCCATAACTCGGACAATAGGAGATAGACAATGAGATTATCGGAAGCCCTCCAAAGCACGCCGATTGATAATCCCCAGGGGATGAGATCGTCAGAAGTTCTTAATGCAGAACCGCAGGGCATGAGATTATCAGAGGCATTACAAATGACAGCACCTTCTTCTGTTGTTTCTCAAGCGGTTCCTGCTACTGGAATGCGTTTGTCTGATGCGCTCAAGCAAGCAAGTCAGACGGCTGAAATTCCCGCGCCTCCGTCAACAGAAACGCCATACGATAAACTTTCCGGAATGAATAAGTTTTTGGATATTATCGACAGGCCGGCACGAGCATCTTTAATGGCGATTGCTGAACTTGGTCGGCAGTTTCCGAAACCAGTTATCTCGGAAACCGGGGTAACAATGCAAGCAGAAAAGCCGCTATCGATACTCGATGTTCTTACCGCTGCCAAAGAAGGACTTACCAGCACAAACGGAGTATCTTCAAGAGATATAGCAAATGAACTATGGAAAAAAGCAGGTGTTGAGGGCGTTCCCGGTCTTGGCCTTGCGACGACAATGGTTGCTGATCCTCTTAATATCGTTGCTGGTCCTATAGCGAAGATAGCAGCGAAAGGAACAAAATACGTTGGCAAAGGAATTGCTGAAATACCAGCCGTTGCAAAAGGGATTAAAAGTGCAACGGAAATGGCAAAACCGGCGACCGACGCATTAAAAAAAATGTTCTCAACGAGTTCGGGAATACCGCAACTCGATAATCTGATACAAAAATATAAAATGGGGAAAGACTATCTCGCGGATAAAGCGTTTGAATTTGGCGTACAGACGAGAAAAGTAATCGAGAATATAGCCGATAAATATAATATGAGCATTGACGATATCAGCAAAGAGGTCGTCAATCTCATTGAGCAGCCGGACAAGTTCACGGCTACTATTCCGGAAACAAAAGTCTTATCGAATACGCTTAAATCGCGGTTTGAGAATATCCTTACCGAAGAAATGAAACAGGGATTGCCCGTCACAGCATTATCCGAGGGTGCGCGCGGGATCCGTTACTTCCCCAGGATCACGACCGAGGAGGCCCGCCAGTATCTTAAACAGGCGCAGATCGGAAACGCGAAGGTATGGAATCCTAAACTCGCAAACGCATTACAGCGCAAAACGGGAGATTTTACACTTGAGGAGTTTAATCAGTTTGCCAAAGCCAATGGTCTTGAATCATTGGGCGGTAAATCTGTGGAACAGTTTTTTATGAATAACCCTGCTTATGCCGTTGCAATTAGAGGAACGCGATCGGCAAAAGCTGTATCATCGGCTGGATTCTTGAATGAAACTGGAACAATCTTTGGTAAAAACGCCGATGTCGCTCCGAAGTTTTGGGAGGCCGCACCAGAATCACTTCAGAAGATAATCCCTAACCTTAAAAATAAACGATTTGATCCAGAGATTCTTTCGGAGATTACGCGCGTTCATAAGGCGATGTTTGATCCGGAAACCGTCGGACCTTTCTTGAGGGCATTCGATAAGGTTCAGAACTATTGGAAGGCATTTACGTTAGCGCCTTTCCCGAAATTTCATATTAGGAATATGGTTGGAAATGTTTGGAATAATTATCTCGCAGATGTAACAAATCCGAATGATTACCTTAAATCATTATTATTGCAAACATACGAAAAAACGAATAATCCGAAGGTTTTAAGGGGCGTATATACGGAGGAACAGGCAAGAAAAATACTCTCCAATGCAAAAAAATACGGTGTTTTAGGTAAAGGTTTTTATGGTGCTGATATCGCTCGCGATGTAGAGAAAGCCATACAGAAACCATCCCTCAATCCTCTATCAACAGAATCATACCTTGTGCGTGGCGGCCGCGCCGTCGGAACAACGCTCGAGGAAAACGCGCGCCTGGCCCACTTTATCAATAAGGTCGGCAAAGGACTATCACCGGATGCTGCGGCATTATCGGTAAAGAAATATCTTTTTGATTATGGAGATCTGACGCAATTTGAAAAACAAGTTATGAAGCGTCTTTTTCCATTCTACACCTGGACGAGGAAGAATCTGCCTTTGCAAGTTGAGAGCATCTTGACACAACCTCAAAAATATTTACCCGAGCAAAAGATGCTCATGGGGAGAGATCAGGAATCTCTCAATAAGCTAAAAGAACAGAATCCAGACCTATATGAACGATTCCCGGCTGAATTGTCCAGGACAGATAAAACGAGAACGTATGTGCCGCTTGAGGGGATATTGCCATCTGGAGATTTAACGAAGATGTTTCGTCCACAAGAGGCGTTTATGGAACTGCTCAATCCATACGTCAGGACACCGATCGAGTTGGCGATGAATAAGAGCTTTTACAATGAGAAAGAAATTGAGAAATATGATGGGGAAACGCAGGAATTTCTCAAGATGGACATACCGGTAAAGTGGAAATATGCAGCAACGTCGGTATTGCCGCAGGCGCGAATACTCAATGAAATAAATAAACTGTTAAAGAAGAAAGAAGATAATATACCATTGACGAATGGGGAACAGGCATTTGCTCAAACTATAAGCAGCGTTTATAAAACTGATCTGGATGATTTACAAACAAAAGCAAGAAGAACATTAAATAGGAAAATACAAGAATTGAAGCAAGCTCGAACATGGGCGAATAGAAAAGGTAGGACCAAAGAAGCTGATAGAATTACTGAAACCATCAGCAAGGCAAGAGAAGCATTTTATAGATAATTATTGCTCATCTTTCGTTTGGTTATAGATCCTATCATTTAGGGGATTTTTTATTACCGGACCCTTTAGTGCCTCCGATAATCTCATACCTTTCGGATTGTAACTGTCATTTATAATTACGGCCTCATGGATTTTACCTGTCCACCGGTCGAGATAATAAAAATACATCGTGTGCCCATATCTTCCGTTGATCGCAAAAATAAATACGCTGAAAGCTATTAGAACGATACTGAAAATTATTATCCATCGTTGAGTGTTGTTCATAAACACCTCTCCCATTTTAAAGAAGAAAAAGAAAACACGATATAACGCATTTTAGGCCTCCTTTTCGTGAAATATTTTATACAGCAACAGGATCTCTAAATATCCGTTAGCTTTAATGGTGTTCCAAAGTTTTAGGTCAAACTTTTTTGATAACTCCTTGCGTCTTTTTTCAGACTTTACTTCTAATTTGATAAGACCCTTCCTGATAGTGTCATCTTCTTTCGCGGCAGACAAACACTTTGCAAGATCAGGGTGCTGTTTGTAGATCCAATGGTTTTTATTTGGACATTTTCGGATGACTCTTTTTCCCATAATCCGCCTCCGATTATTTGGTTGTGGGAGGGGACGCCCGGCCTACAAGAAGCGTCCTCCTCGTATGTCTGCCGGGCCTCCCCGCCGATAAGAAGTCGTCGCCTCTTATTTATTCACAACCAATCATGACCACATATTACGGCAGTTCTCCGGGCAAGTCAAGATATATCTTGACATCTGTTACAACATATTATAACATGATGATTGAAAGGGGGTGTTATGGATCTGATAGCTGCCATAGAAAAGGTGAGAAAGCAAAAGAAGTTTACACAGGAGGCGATGGCGCGCGAACTGCAACTCACGACGCTATATACATATCAGCGATGGGCGAGTAAGCGTTGCAAACCTTCTCCGGCTATGCGAGAAAAGATAATGGCGTACCTGGCTAAACAGGGCGTCATTAAATAGTCGTCAAATTCAATTTGACGAAGGAGGCGTCTATGAATGACCACTACTATACGGTGCAGTTAAAAAGTGACGTATTCGACGCTATTTGCATGACGCACGGATGGGACAAGGGTAAACTCGCGAAACTGGCCCGGGAACTTGGATACACGCGGCAGTTCATATCTGTTTGCATGGGTGGATCCGCAGGATTTGGGGGCGATGCGATAGGGAAGATCGTGCGGGATCTGTGCAGCATACATGATGATTCATGGTCACATCTTTTCAAGATCGTTGAAGTAAAAAAGAAATCATTTCAGAAAAATAATATGCTCAAGTATAACGGTATAATTCCCTATGATAAATACTCGTTGGCACAGATGCAGCGGTACGGAAAATGGGTCACAGAAGAAAATAATCTTGACACGGAAAATGATCTGCGATAGAATGTTCTTCGCGAGGTGAGATTATGCAAAACTCAAACCACAATAAAATCGGGACAGCGGGGTTTATGACCAGCCAGGTTATACCTAAAGGCCATAATCTTATCCTCGCAGATAGAACTCGCTGTCCCGATTTATCACTTATCCACAAGATCCTCACAAATCTCTGTAAGTATCTTATTTCGCTGTTCTTGCTGATGTTTTCTTTCTCGGCTGAACTTGACATAAGATATATTATACCAAAGACTTACAACGAATATACATTTTGTTTTACGGGTTGTCAAGGTAGGATGCGCTTTTTCCGGTTGATACCAGAAGCAGACGCCTCGACGACACAAAACGAAGATACCAAAAAGACGGCGATCAATCACGAATATAGTGATGGTCGCCGTTTTTCTTTTCAAGACATTCCCACCATAAAAGTATCCGAACTAAAAATTAAAGGAGGTACGCCATGTCAAGAGATTGGGCGGAGTGGTGCAGAGAAAAGTGTGAAGAAGAACGAGGGCCTGTCAGAGAGCCGCATTACTGCGGACGTTGCAACGAAGTCCGTGTCCGCGACGAAGAAGAAGTCTGCGAAGAATGTGAAAAGGAAATCGAACAAGAAGAAAGGGGGGAATGATGGATCCGGTGTACGTTCTGGCGTGCATCTTTCTGCTGTATCTGATCGCGTTAATTCTCGGAAGCTAATCAATCACACAAGGGGGTCAAAATGAAAAACTCAAGCTACTTTGAAGGACGGAGCGATGCGTACCGTGACGCGGCTGAACACCTGGAGCTGGTTGTTAAGATGAGCGAAGGAAACATCAACGACATACTGCTCCAGCTCCGGCATGACTATCTGATGTTTGGTGATGCTGCGGAGAAGGCGCAGATCCACGCTGAAATGGATGAAATGACGTATCTGGAAAAGATAAAAGAGGAAGAGTTCGACCTGGCAGTTTCGGCGGTTGATTGAGGTTATATGAAAAAAGAAGATCTCACAAATCAAGTGTTTGGAAGACTGACAGCATTGTCGTACTCACATACGCGCTTAAAGAGAAGATATTTCAAGGTTGTTTGTGAGTGCGGAAATGTTCTCACCGTTAATGTTGCTGATCTAAAAAGCGGGAATACGCAGAGCTGCGGGTGTTTGAGATTGGAGAGAATAAAACTAATAGCGGGAGAAAAGCATCCAAACTGGAAAGGAGATAAGGTTGGATATTTTGCGCTTCACGGTTGGGTAAAAAGAAAGTTAGAGAAACCTAGCGTCTGTAGTGTTTGCGGCATAAAAGCATCACGAATGGAGATACATAATAAATCAGGTAAATACAAAAGAGATTTATCTGATTGGCAGTGGTTATGTGCTGGATGTCATAGAAATTTGAGAAACATAAGAAATCCGAAAACCGGGCAATTTATGAAAGGAGAATCAAAATGAATATAAAAGAATTACGCGAAAAAAAGGTCAGCGATATGCAGTGGGGCGATAACGTGAACGTGGTCGCCGGCAAGGTTGTCAGCACGGAACCGATGATGACGAAGGCATCGAAGGACGGGAAGCAATATACGCAGCAGAAGGCGCGCCTGGCCGATGCGTCCGGTGAGATCACCGCGACGTTTTATAAGCATGAGGACATGAGCAAGTATGTCGGCCAGCAGATCTCGATCGTCGCGGCTCCCTGGAAGAACTACACACGCGGGATTTCGCTCAAGAGTTATGAGGGACACAATTATCTGAACATCAACGAGTATGCGACGATCACGACCGGCCTTCCGATGGAGCCGGATGACAGCGATTTCCCGCCGATCGAGGAATACACGAAGGAACAGAAACCGGCTCCGGCTCCGGTCGCCGCGAAACCGGTCCCCGCAGCCGCGCCGGCTCCTGCTTTCAATGGCAACGGGAGCAAGGATACGATGATGATGACGGCGTACGCGAAGGATCTCACGATCGCGTATTTGTCGAGTGGTCTGGAACCTCACGAAGCGGTGAGCAAGGCTATTGCCCAGGTGCAATTTATTCACGACGAGATCGGGAAGTTCCTGTCAAAAACTGCTTAATAAAATAAAGGGATCATATTATGGAAAAATACAGCTTATACAAAGGTGAGATCGAGTTGTGTTTCGACGAGAAGAAACACGCATACACGGTGCTGGGTGAGTATGTCCCCAGCGCCACGCAGATCCTGGGAGTTATCAACAAGCCGGCGCTCCTAGCATGGGCCGTTAATTGCGCGATCGAGTTCTTGAAAAGAGTGTTCAAGGCTGGAAGGGCATACGACGAGATTGAGATCCTGGATATGTTGGAAGAGGCGAAAGGCGCGCATCGGAAGAAGAAAGAGAAGGCCGCAGACATAGGAACGCTGGCGCATGATTGGTGCGAGAAGTATATCAAGGCGATCCTCAATCACCAGCCAGATCCGGAGCCGCTTGTGAACGAACAGGCGCGTAACTGCTGCCAGGCGTTCACCAAGTGGGTGTCGGAGAATAATGTCGCGTTCATCAAGAGCGAAAGGAAGATCTACAGCAAGCTGTGGAAGTATGCCGGGACCCTGGACATCGAGGCGATCGTCAACGGAAAGCGCTGCATCTGCGATCTCAAGACGGGCAGCGGGATCTATGACGAATATTTCATGCAAGTCGCAAGTTACGCCGAAGCGCTGCGCGAGGAGGAGGGAACCAAGTTCGAGGAGCTGATTATCATCAACATCAAGAAAGACGGAGAGCTGGAAACGAAGTCGTCGGATGAGATCACGAGGCATTTCAACGGGTTCCTGGGCGCGAAGATCGTATGGACCTGGATGGATCAAAACAAAAAGCATAAACAGATACAGGAGGCCGCATGAGCAGATCGTTTTATAACACGACGCATGAGTGCGGCCATCAGCTAGAGTTTTATCATGCCCGCGCTGCGTCCCAGGAGGCCAGAATCCTTGAGTTCTTTGAGCGGAATAGGGGTATGAGGTTCACGCCGTTCGACGTGCATAAGGCCTGTTTTTATGCGAATACGCCGGTTACGTCGATCCGCAGGGCGATAACGAACCTGACGCGTGAAGGCAAGCTGGTCAAGACGACGGATTATGAGAAAGGAGTGTACGGAAACCGAAACCATAAATGGCAGCTATCAGAGGGGCCTGTAAGCTGAAATGGGGTGAGGCGTGGCAAGGATCAGAACGATAAAACCTGAATATTTCAGGCATGAAAAACTGCAAGACCTTGAAGCAGAGAACCCGAAAAAATACTGTATGCTCGTTTTCGCTGGCCTGTGGACACTTTGCGACAAGAATGGGGTGTTTGAATATCGGCCACGGCAGATGAAACTCGATATACTCCCTTTCCTGAAATTCGATATTGCAGACACTATCGAAACTCTAAAAAATGCCGGCCTCATAATTCTATACGAGCGCGACGGGATGACATACGGACAGATCCCTTCGTTCTCAAAGCATCAACGCATAACTGGTCGAGAAGCGCTTGAAGGTGGGAAGTATCCGGAACCAACAAAAGAGGACATGGAAACAACACGGAAACAACAGGGAAACATCGCGGATGAACCTGTTGCCCAGGAAGGGAAGGGAAGGGAAAGGAAAGGGAATGGAGTATTATGCACGGCGCAAGCGCCGCGCACTCCGCTTCCCGACGCTGATTTCATTTCCGCCTTAAAGCAGAACCCAGCCTATAAGGGCGTGAATATTGACCTGGAGCTGTCGAAAATGGACGCCTGGCTGCTGACACCGAAGGCGCGCGGACGCAAAAAGACGCATCAGTTTATCGTGAATTGGCTGAATAGGGCAGAGCGTGTCGTGGAAACCGAAACATCAACGACTGAAAAACAATTTACGGCCGCAGAAATAGAGGCGGCGGAAAGGCTTGTAGGGTTACGCAAATGACTTTCGCTTTGCAAACACGGCCGGCGTACCAGATCCAGCAGCACGAAAAAGACAAGAAGGCAAAGGAGCCTAAAGACACGGCTCTGTATGGTATATTTTCAAAATATGCTCATGATGGAGTTTTTACGTTTGAATCGATGGAGAGAATGCTCCGGGACCTTATGCGCGCCGGGTTGGATTACTACGAAATGACGGCAAAACTACGCAAATGGGTCTTGGGCGCGTTCACGTTCGACGTCGCGGGGAAGCGTATGCCGGTATATGACAGCCACTTGTGGATCTGCGAGAACAAGATCAAGGACGAGATTTATTATTATGGGATCGACATGGGACTGATCGATGACAATTCAGATATCCGCGGGTTCATCGACCGGTTCCTCCGCGGCTCCATGAACATTGATGCCGGGAAGTTCGAGCAATCAAAAGCACGGTACGCGAAGAAGCACCAGGAGAAATACAGTCTGATGTTGCAAGGCAGATCGTCGAAGCCGAACTATCAGCAAGTAGATGTCAATGCGATGGTTGACGACATAATCCATGCGGAGGCTGTATGAGCGACCTTTTCCGCACGATGAAGCGGTTTGGCCGACTGAAGCGTACGGGGTTCAAACGTAACAAGTTCAACGCTGTCCGACAGAACGGTTATGACAGCAAGATGGAGGCGCGGGCCGGCGCGGAGCTGGAGGTCCTCAAGAAAGGCGGGGTGATTAAAGACTACAAGCGCCAGCATAGCGTGGATCTTATCGTAAACGGGACGAAGGTGTGCGCCTGGCGTGTCGATTTTCTGGTAACCAGGGCGGACGGATCGCAGTTCTTGTATGAGATAAAGGGTATGCCGACAGATGCTTATAGATTAAAACGCAATTTGTGGGTCGCGCTCTATGGCGATGATGTTGAGTGTTGGGTGAACGATGAGCGCATCAGCAGCGTTGGGAGAAAATCGAAATGGCAATAAGGCATATCGACCTATTCTCCGGCATAGGTGGTTTCGCTCTCGCCGCCCGTGAAGTCTGGGGCGATGATTACCATAACGTATTTTTCTGCGAGATGAACAAATACTGCCAAGCGGTATTGAGAAAGAACTTTGGAAAGGATGTAAAAATATATGACGACATCAGAACCGTTACTGCCGACGCCTACCGTAGCGGATACGTTCACGGGAGGGTTGAAGTCGAGCCAGCAAAAAGACACGACAAAGCATTCGGTGAATCTGTCGCAAGCATTGAATCATCCAGCGTTCGCATTGACCTCCTCACAGGAGGGTTTCCATGCCAGCCATTCAGCCAGGCAGGACAGCGAAGGGGAACGGAAGATGACCGTTATCTCTGGCCGGAAATGCTGCGAGTTATTAAAGAGTTCCGACCCACTTGGGTCATTGGCGAGAATGTTGCTGGAATCCTCTCGATGGCACAGTACGAGAGTGGCGCTGAAATGGGAAGCGAAACCGATCTTTTCGGAAATACAGTTAAATCAGGAAGCAAGTCAGGACAAGGAATCCTCTACGGAATCATTGGAGACCTTGAGCAAATCGGCTACTCCGTCCAGACATTTGTTATTCCAGCTTGTGCCGTCAACGCGCCGCATAGAAGGGACAGAGTGTGGATTGTTGCGAACTCCCGATGCGAACATGGAGAGAGGGCAAAGAACACCGGAGAATCTACACGACAGATATGTGGTGAGAAAGATGCCATTATGTCTGAACGACCAGTTGGCAATGCTCGCAACACCACAAGCGATGGATGCTCAAGGCGAGGGCAGGGCATTGAGGTTGAAGAAGGACTGCAACAGAGACCCGAACCAGCCGGGGAGCTGGCGGGGGGATTTGAAGGATCATATTGCGATGATACCGACACCACAAACGGACGATGCGAAGAATACAGGACACAATCAGAACAGGAGAGAAACTCTTGCAAGCAAAGTTTATGGGACGAAAACTGGCTCTCCGTTGCGACTCGAACCTGCGTTCGTGGAATGGATGATGGGCTACCCGTTGAACTGGACGGACTTAAACTGTCCAAATCAGGACACCGAGTTGAAAGGTTGAAAGCACTTGGAAACGCAATCGTGCCTCAAGTGGCCATAGAAATCATGCAAGCAATTAAACAAGCAGAGGAAGAAAATGGAACTAGAGCCGAAACAGATTGACAAGAAGCCGCGGGACCTGACGTATAAACAGCGCCGGTTCGTCGATGAGTTCATCAAGAACAACGGGAACGCGACGCTGGCTGCGAAGGCGGCCGGGTATAAATATCCGCACGCCAGGGGGCCGGAGAACGTGGAAAAAAGTACGATCAAGTCTGCGATCCAGGCAGTTATGGACAAGAAAGGGATCACCTGGGGGAAGGTCGCCGACAAACTCGCCGAGGGAATGGAAGCAAAGAAAGTGATCTCCGCGAACATTACCTATGGCGATGCCGATGAGAAAACGAATGATTTTATCGAGGTTCCTGATTACGCGACGCAGCACAAGTTCATGGACAGCGCGATCAAGATCCGTGAGAAGCTGGACGGCCTGGAGAAGAAAGACGAGGAGGCCGCGAAGTCGTTGACGGAAATGATCGTGATCCGTTCGCTGGAACAGGGTCCGTCCGGCGAAACAAAAGCGCAGGAGATTGAGATCAGCCGGGAAGTAAAAACAGAGAACACGGTGAACCTGGAGGATTTATGAAACGCAAGATAATCGTTGAGATCGAAACAGACGAGAGCGGGAGGTATTGCGGTGAGTGTGAACATGCTGATTTCGGAAATCAATGGTGTTATGTTTTTGATTCAAAGTTAGTTTATGATGGAGAAGAAAAAGGAGGGGACAATGTTCGCAATAGGCAATAACGAATTAGACCAGCTTGAGCCGATAGGAAAGAAAACCAAGTGCCCTAAATGCGGCAAGCAGCATGAGGTAAAGTATGCGGAGAAGGTCAATACCGATGGGACGAAGGAGCCTTGTGATTTATTGGGGTTTGTGGATTGTGGCAAGAAATCATATCTTGTGGCGGTAAAAGGGATGAGGTTGAAATAGCAACAGTAAGGGAATCGTTGACAGTTCAAACGCCGCCTGTCTTGCCGCTGAAAAGGAGGTTGGGAGATGAGTATCGACTGGGAAAACATTTTGCCTGAAAAATGGAGTACGGATGAACCTCATTGTGACGCATTTAATCGTTGCAGATATGAAAGTCTTAATGCCCTCAAAGCCGCCGAAACCAGAGGAGAAATCTGCAAGCCGTTGAGCGTTTCTGAAATCAGAGAAATTATTCTTGAAGTTGAAGAACATAAATTCGTAATGAGGGAAAACGGTATTAGAGGAAAAACTTCTCAGATAGATTTAGCACAAGCGATTCACAATGCGCAACTGAGCAAGGAGAGGAATGAGCAATAAACTCAAAGAAATTGATAAGTGTCTTGCGGAACTTGAAAACAATGAATCATACTATGTTAGATTGGCAAAAGACCTTCTCAAAGAGTATCGGGAGATGGTGGAGAAATGCACAAACAGTTCCTGTATTTGTGAAGGGAGGAAGCCATGATTGACTGGGAGAGCATCTTGCCGAAGAAACGCAAGGATAGTGAATGTGAGCATGAGCATAATATGTATGGTGTCTGCGGATGCATCGTTGAAGATTATAACGATGCGATAATTAACTGTCTCACCGCCCTCAAGCAAGCCGAGAAGGACGGAAAAATCTGTGAGCCGCTGAGTGTTTCTCCAGAACAATTACACAAATGGTATCTTGAAGCAACCGCTGGATTGACCAAGGAAAATTATAATCCAAAAGCACAAACAGCATATGAGTTTTTAACTGACGAACAGAAAAGTATAGATATTTATATAGCAGATAAAATAAACGCCGCTCTGGTGGCAAGGGAGGGGAGATGAGCATCTTTAGGAGAATATTCTGTTTTATATTTAGACACGATATGGTGTCTGTCGGCAATATAGACAACGGTTACTCTATGTTTGGTGAATATCACTGTTTGAGGTGTGGGAAGATATATTCATGGCAATATGATAAATAAGAACGGAGGAAACCATGACCGCCAAGACCGATGATAAGTTAAAAGAGATTGATAGGTGCATTGAGGGGCTTGAAGATTATTTATTTCCAGACGATACCTGTGTATCAAAAGATAGTTTAGATGCAATCCTCCTCCTCAAAGAATACCGTGCGATTGTCTCTGATGGCTGTCCGAGATGTAAAGCATTGGGGAATGTTTATCCGAAAGGAGCCAGCGATGAAAAGCGTCCGTGATGTGCTGAATAATAAACCTTCCTCGCCACTCAACCAACTCCATGTTGGGAGCGAGAAACGGAACGCAGTTAATGGTTCTGTGGCTGTGACCATGGCAACGCAGATAGTCGCAAGTGGATGCTTGATGCGGAAGCGGTGGCGGGGAGGGGATGAAAGGAGGATACATGGCAGGAATCGAAATGTGTTGTGCGGGTAAAAAGATATCGTTTGGAACAATGCGGCTTCCAAACAGAAAGTCAAAAGCATTGTATATTTCAAACGGAAAAGAAATTGATGTTATTGCCTATTTCACAAGCGAGAAAAATGCTGATGCTTTTGACAAGATAATAGTGTCCGTAGTCAATGCGTTTAATTATCTTGAGAAACATCCAACGCCACAGGATGCGGGGAAAGGGAAAGAGTGATCTGCGAAGTCTGCCAGGAGATTTTACGGGAACGGATAGAGGCGATGATCGTGAAGGCCGGCGGGGTGGTTCCGATGGTGAACGATTATAACTATGCGATCCGGGACGTGCTGGGCGTGATCGCGAAACGAAAGGAGGAGAAGCGTGAGGAAGATCGATCTGTACGGGATAGTGGCTGTAATTATTGCGCTCGCTGCGTTGGCGTGCGTGATCCTGGGCGGGTGTCAACCGACATCGATGGATGATGTTCGGGACAATAAAGGCGAGAACGTAGCGACAAAATAGGGGGATCTATGCCGAAGGATGCGGAGAAGTGGTATGCGGTTGTGCAGGATGGTGTGTTGAGCAGTTTTTTCGGGAAGAAGTACGCGAAGCTGAAAGATGCCCGCGCTGATGCAGAAGCGTTCGCGCGTAAAAGCGGGATCACGCATTTCGTGGTGAAGGTCGTCGGGACGTGTTCGGTCGGTCCCCGGCCGGTAACGTGGGAGGGAGGCGAGGAATGATCGACATCGGCAAGATCGTACGAATTGAAAGCGACGGTGATCCGAACTGCGTGAACGAGAAAAGCGGGGCGATGGGCCTGATGCAGATCCTCGCGCACGGCGGCGCCCTGGATGATTGGAACTTTGCATTTGTTGATCGCAAGTTCGAGCCGAAAGACTTGCTGAACCCGTATGTCAATATGCTGATCGGAATCTGGTATCTGTTCGTTCAGCTTCCGCGGATCTTTCATCGCAAGGGGATCAATCCTGACGATCAGTTATTGCTCATCGGTTATAACTGGGGACCGGGAAACGCGATCAAGTGGTGGAACAATGACCGCACCACGGAGGGACTTCCGAAGGAAACGCAGGATTACATCAAGAAGTACATGAACCTTAAATAATTTCGGGGTAATCAGCCGGCCGGTGTTCTGCGAGGAGCTGGTCTTCGTCCCGGCCGTCCCCGACACGAAAGGAGCAACATGAACGAGGCGGATCTGAAATTGTTGAACGAAGCGGCGCTGATCGGAGAGCTGAACAGGAGATTTCCGAACGGCGTGATCGTGGCGTATATAGACCTGGCCGGCAGGATGACGCGGCATTTCCACGGGAATATCCTGGGATGCCTGGGTATGTGTAGCGCGGTGGAACATTTCATCCATGATTTCAACGGCCGGCACCAGCAGCAACAGCAACCGAAGGATGTCATCAATGGCTGACAACAAGAAGAAAGTTGAACTGCATTTCACTAAACGACAGCTCCAGGCGTTTGACCACCTGACGAGCGAAAAGAAGTGCGCGGTCCTGTTCGGCGGCGCAAAAGGCGGAGGCAAGAGCTGGCTCCTGTGTATGTGGGTCATGTACTATGTGAACCACCTCTGCAAGCTGTTCAATCTCCAGAAAACTGACAAGCCGCTGGCCGTCGGGTTCATCGGGCGCAAGTTCGCGACGCATTTCAACATGACGACGATGGAAACCTGGAAGCGTAATGTCCCATCGCATATCTACACGATCGCCGAAATGAAAAAAGAGATCGTCATGTGGGACCGGGCAAAAGTGATATACGGCGGCCTGGATAACCAGGAAGATGTCGAGAAGTTCAACAGCGCGGAGTTCGCGTTCATAGCAATCGACCAGGCAGAGGAAACAGAGAAAACCGATGTCGCGGTCCTCCAGGCGTCGCTCCGCTTGACCTATAACGGCATCACGCCGGCGTACAAGGAACTTTATACTGCCAATCCGGGCGACTGCTGGCTCAAGACTGACTTCGTGGACGGCGCGCGCAAGGACGGCATCTTCGTTCCCGCGCTCCCGACAGACAACCCCTATCTGCCCGAAGGGTATGTCCAGACATTGGAGCAATCGTTCCAGCATGATCCGGAACTGTTGCTCGCGTATCGGGACGGTAATTGGGACGTGATGCAGAGGAGCAAGACTGTTTTCAACCGGACGATCCTGGAAGCGCTGCGCGGCGTTGAGATCCTTGAGCCGAAACTGAAAAAGTTTATCAGCGTTGACCCGGCGACCGGCGGCGATGAGTGTGTCCTGTTCCGGTGGGAGAACACCAAGATCGTCGAGACAGAGATCCTGCACGTTGACGACACCATGAAGATCGCCGGCTATGTCGTGATGATGGCGAAGAAACACGGCATCAAGACGATCGGCGTGGACGTTATCGGCAACGGCCGGGGAGTATATGACCGTATCCGCGAGCAGGAACCGGAATGGCAGATGATCCCGATAAACTCCGCGGAGAAGGCCAGCGTTGAAACCTTCAAGAACATACGCGCTGAAATGTGGTTTAATGCGCGGGAATTGGTCCTTAAGCGCAAGATCGCCTATCCGGGCGACGAAGAACTCATCCGGCAGCTCATATCGCCCAGGTATAGCGTTGTCGATTCAAAAGGGTGCATACAGCTTGAACGAAAAGACATCACGAAAGCGCGCCTCGGAAGATCCCCTGACCGCGCTGACTGCTGGGTGTACGGGATCTATACCTATCTCCACGCCGTTGACGTAATCAGCAAAGCGCAGCACGACGATTATGGCCGGCGCCACAAAGAATCTCTCGGCTGGCAATCAGCATAAGAAAGGATAATCCATGAAAAAAATATGCAAGATTGACGGGTGCGGTTTAAAACACTATGGACGCGGATACTGCCATAAGCACCATGCCAAATATGTTTACAATGCTCACCGGGAGCACAATAAGAAGTGCGATGTTGAGGGATGTGAAAATACTTGTAGGGGCCAATATTGTAAATTCCATTTGAGAAGAAAATCTCTCGGTGTTCCACTTACCGCTCCAAAGCATGAAACGATGCGTGGTGAGAATAATCCGAATTGGTCAGGTGGAAAATCAGATTATAAAAATCATTACACTATGAAAAAGAATAGACTCTTGAAGATTAAACAGACCGGAGGGTTATGCGAAATGTGCGGAGCGCCAGGATTGCATATACACCATAAAGATTATTTTAGGGACAATCACTCCATAGAAAATTTAATATTTCTTTGTCAAAAATGTCATGACGATAAGCATAGAGGACGTTTTAATAAATCGAAGTTTACGATGATTTACGGTATGAATTTAAGACAGCTATCTATAAAAATGAATAAGTCAATATCGACAGTAAGATATATGCACAATATAGGTTTGCTCAAAAAACTGCAACATAATGGAGCACAATGATTCTCAAAAGTGAGAAAATGCTTCATTTCGGATAATCTCTCCTTGACTTTCTCTCCATAATCTGCTTCAATATGAAACAAGAATTAGATTTGTTTCTTATTGAAGCATTTTTATTCTGTTCTATTTTGACACAAATAGAGGGCGCTTACGGAATACCGGCTTGCCGGTCACTTCCAATAAAATGTCGATGACGTGCCGGCTGCGATCCGGGCAAAACACTTCACGAACAACATAAAATAATGCGCCCTCTTTTTTTATTTTAAGGAGTTAAAAGATGCCAGGCAAAGTCGATGAGAAAGCATGGAGCCGCGCGAAGTCCCAGGTTCGCAAAGAATATCCCGATCTCTCCGAGAAAGATAAAAAGTTCTGGAAGCTCTGTATGGGTATCTACAAAAACATTATCGGCGAAAACAAGTCTGAACCGAAAAGCAAAGTCGAATCGCTCATGAGGGATTATGCTTGAATTTTCCAAGATCCTTGAAATGTGGAAGGTCGCGGATAACGAGTGGGACGATTGGCGTACGCGCGCGAAGAAGGCGTATGATTTCTACCTGGGCGATCAATGGGATCCGGCGGTAAGAGATCAGCTCCGCTTGGAGAGCCGGCCGGCATTGACGTTCAACAAGATCAAGCCGATCATCAGGAATCTTTCCGGGTATCAGCGGCAGAACAGGCAGGACCTGAAGGTTGTTGCACGCAAGGGAGCGAACGGCACCGTCGCTGAATTTCTCACCGAGATCTGCAAGTACATCTACGACGTTTCCCTCGCTGATTGGCAGCTCTCACAGGTGTTTATCGACGGGATCATCGGCGGCAAGGGATGGGTGATGGCCGACATCGATTACGAGAAAGACCCGCTCAACGGGGACATCGTGATCCGGCGCGAGAATCCGTTTATGATCCATGAGGACCCGTTCGCGACGCAGTACGACCTCTCCGATGCGAACTTCATATTCCGCAGCTATTGGGACGACATCAACAATCTCCAGTTAATCTTTCCGAAAGTAAAAGACATCGCGCTCCTGCCGTCAATGTCGATGAGCGATCGCGAGAAGATCGGGATTGAAACAGACGATTATGTGTCGCCGTCGAACAGTGGCGGATCGTTCGAGGAGATCGCGAAGTACCGCTACAAGGTCCGCGATTGCTGGTACAGGCAGTACGAGAAGAAACGCATCCTGATCGACATAAACACGCTTGAGGCGGAGGATGCCAGCGGCAAGAGCGTCGAGTTCTTACAGAATCTGGTCAACCAGTATCCGCATCTGCGCGCGGTTGAGCGCGTGATCCCGAAGCTCTGCCTGACTACGTTCGTCGGGAACATCATCCTGCAAGAAGTCGAAAATCCTTTTGGTCCGGCGATACGAGATTTCCCGTTTGTGCGTTATTGCGACGAGCATATCTACGCGCACAAAAACATTATCCGCGGCGAGGTCGATGACCTGATCGATCCCCAGCAAGAACTCAACAAGCGGCGCAGCCAGGCGCTTCATCACCTTAACAGCTCGGCAAATAGCGGGTTTATCACCGAAGAAGATGCGATGCCTCCGGGAGAACTGCGAAAGCTCGAAACGATGGGGTCGAAACCTGGCGTCGTGGTGATCGCATATCCTGGGAAGAAGGACCGCATCGAGAAGATCCGGCCGAACGAACTTTCCCAGGGACATATCCAGCTTGAAAAACTCTCCGAAGATGATCTCAAGAAGATCTCCGGTGTGAACGCGGACCTCCTGGGGTATCCGTCCGAGAGGGCCGAAAGCGGCGTTGCGATGGACCTCCGGCGTAAGCACGGCCTGATGACGACCGAGCAGTTGTTCGACAATTTTGAATATTCGCAGCGGCTCCT